CAACTGTACTGCGTTCAATCAACCTCTGCCTGCATCCTTCAATACAGAAGCATGTGAGAATATGTACGACATGTTCTCCGGTTGCACTGCATTCAATCAAACTCTTCCTGCCGTATTCGATACGTCAGCAGTCACGGATATGTCCGACATGTTCTCCAACTGTACTGCATTCAAGCAAAGTCTTGCCGCGTTCAACATGGAAGTCGTGGAGTTTGTCGAGGACATGCTTAAAAACTGCAACATCAACGAAACCGGCACGACGACGAACTACGACGCAACGCTGATCGCATGGGCCGCGCAGGATCTTGTTGACGGTTTGGCCTTCCACGGAGGTACGAGCAAATACGGAGACGCCGGGCAGACTGCGCGGACGGCTATTGCTACGGACGATTCATGGACATTCACGGATGGAGGACATATCTGATGGATACCGTGGAATCCGTCGCCACCGCGAAACAGACGCTCTACAAGATCCGCCCGTCAAAAACCATGTGGTTTGTGGCGTACATTTAACGATCTACCGAGGTAGGACGTGAAAGTCACTGAAATGGTGGCCGATACCGTGAAGTCGAAATCGCTGGATACATCCGCATCCATTTCAAGGAATTGATTTTATTTACAAACAATGAGGTATTTAAATTGTGGGAGAATATTCATGTATAAAGCGTTCAAAGAGAAAATTGAAAGTTGGATACTAGAAATAGGATTAGTTGTATTTGTTGCTATTGGAACTTTTATTTGGGGACTTCATTTAGCTAATACAGATCAAAACGTAATTAACGTCAAACAACAGGCTACAATAGATTTCAATTCAGGAAGAATAACGAATTTAGAAGAAAAAATAGAATCTTTTAGAAAAGAAAATAGAGAAGATCATAAAGAAATTCTTGCTGAATTGAAAGAAGTTATTAAGAAATAATATAAGTACTCTCCCACAAGGCAGTTAGCAAAGGCTAACTTAGCCTAATTCCTTCATGTCATCCTATGAAAAGTAAAAAGAATAAATAAAACTTTTCAAAAGAACATTTAAAGAAACTATAAGATTAGAATATATGTCTAATAAATTAGAAAATTGGAAAAATAAAAAGATTATTAGAAAGGTATGGTTGAAAATTAGATATTACACGAAAGTACAGCTCCGCAAAGCGTTTAGCAAACGCTAAACTAGCTTAATTGTTTTAATAAATCCTATGAAAAGTAAAAAAGAATAAGTAATATTTTTCAAAAGAATATTTACAGAGGTTATGAAAATAGATTGGAGTAGTCATGTCTAATGAATTAGAAAGTCAAGATAAACAGAAAAGAATGTTAGAAAAACATGGTTGGAAATTAGATGTTCCAGCGAATATGCTTCCAGATAATGATAAGGCATCTTTTGGAGGAGGATTAAGGTGTTTTAGAAATGTTTATATGAGAGATGATTTTGGTAATAAAATACCAGATTCACCAAAAATAAGATGTGGAAGTCCAGCTATAAAAGGTTCGTTTTATTGTAAGAAACATGGTGGAGGGAACACAAATGCGTTAGTTCATGGAAAACGTGCTCTTTCAAGTAGTTTATATAGAGGTGCATTCCAATCTAATCTTGGAACTCTATTTGATCAATTTTTAAATGATCCAATGGTTAATGATTTAAGACCAGAACTTGCTACCTTACGAACAGTACTAATAAAATTTATTCACAGTTTAAATAACACAGAAAAAATAGATAGTCCAAAGAAAAAATTGAAGATAATGAGAACCATAATACAAGATCAAACATTAAATCCTGAAGAAAAGTTTATTCAAATGAAAGAATTTTGTAATAGACAATCATTATTAACAGATACAGAATCAGTAGACAAAATTGGCTATCTATGTGATACAATAGCTAAAATAACAGAACGAATGGCTCGCATACAGAATAAAGAACAATTTACATTAACTCCAGATGGTTTAAAGTTACTGTTGCGTTGCATCGTAGAATTAATAACGAAATATGTACCAGCGAACCAAATTGAAGAAATAAAGAGAGAGTTGGTACAGCTATCGGTACGAACTCATGGAGACTTGAAAAATATTAAGTCTGCTGAAATAGTACAAGAAGAAAAGAATGGCTAAGAAGTTCAAACAATTTAGTAATGAACAAAAAATTATAGATAATCCTTTACTTTATATAGCTCAAGGAATTTCTCCCTCACGAGACGGGCAGGTGTGGGAACAAAAACCTGTAGGAATGGAAGAATTTATAGAAAGTAAAAAGTATTTGAATCAAAAATGGAATGGACGTGCTGGCTGTAGACCAAAAATTAAAGATATATTGATAAAAGCTATGGATGTATCAACTAGAGAAATGATATTATTGTTGGGGAAGGGTTCAGGCAAAGATTATCTTTCTTCGATTTTACATTTATATGGTATCCATAGATGTTTGTGTATGTTAAATCCACAAGCATTTTTTGGATTAAGTCCTACTCCTATTTATTTTGTGAATACAGCTAGAAATGATAAACAAGCAAAGAAAGTATTCTTTGCGCAATTTATTGCTCTCCTGAAAGATACCCCTTGGTTTGAGGGAAAATTTAGAGAACCTGGAGTTGATACTGTTACGTTCGATAAGAACATACAAGCATTGAGTGTTAATAGTCAAGCCTTTGGTTGGTTAGGATATAATACAATTCAATGGGTAGGTGACGAATTAGCATTTTTCCTTGAAAATGATCAAGATGATGAATCAGAATCTAGAGCTGAAGAATGTTGGCAAGCTGCATATGGTTCATGTAAAACACGATTCCCTAAAGATTACAAAATGATTGGAATTACAACTCCGCGCTATGATGATGATTTTGTGATGAAGAAATTTTTTGAATTACAAAGTAGACCAGATGGTTATGTTGAACAAGCATCAACTTGGGATATAAATCCTAATCTTACTAAAGAAGATTTTAAACACGAAATGATACGTGATTATAGAAGAACAATGCGCGATTTTGGTGCTCAACCTGTAGGAGTTATAGAAAGTTTTTGGCCTGATCCTGAAGATATGGAAAATTATTGTTGTGAAAAATGTCATCAGTGTCCAGTTTATCAAAGAAGAAAAGAATATGGTGATATACATTCTTGTTTAGAATTTGAAGGATGTACTGCAAATGCTTATAAAGGAAATGGATATTGGCAAGATTGGTTTGTACCTCCCATAGAAAATAATTCATTTTGGATGCATTTTGACTTAGCAAAATCTAGAGATAGAATTGGATTTTGTTTAGGACGTTCTGTAGGTGAAGTAAAGATTGAAATGGATTCTTATAAATTAAAAGAAAAAGCAGAAAAATCAAGAGGAGAAATAAATCTAGATGATTTAAGTGATGATGATAGGTTTGAAATAAAACCCCTTATAAAAATGGAAGCTGTGGGGTGGATTTCAACAGGTACAGATAGAAATCCTAGGATGCTTAAGAATGGTGAATTTTATTATAAGGCGATTCTTGATTATTTAATAATGCATTTGGTTAATAAGGGATTTATGATAGAAGGTTGTTCTTTTGACCAATTTAATTCACATTTTATAAAACAAGAACTTGAAGACAAAGGAATACGTGTAGAATTAATATCTTGTGATAGAACTGATGAAGTTCCATCAAATGCGAAATATGCTGTAATTGAACAAAGGGTTGAATACCCGTATTCTTGGTTATTATGTGATGAGGCAAAGCACTTGAAAGTAATCGAGGGTAAAAAGGTCGATCATGTGAAGAAAAAATCGAAGGACGTTTTCGATTCGTTCGCTAGTACCATTGTTGCTTGTGAGAAGTTTCTAAATTGTGCTGGTGGATACGTCATGGTTGGAGATGAAGATGACTAAGAAAATAAAAAGAATTAACATGATTAATAGTGCTGTTTCTAAGATTGCGATTGTTGATAAAACAAAAAGTTCACGTGGTTATATAGAAGATATGAATTATAATGGTCTTATTCAGCCAGGAGTTGTAAAGTTAGAAGATGATGATGCTTGGAATTTGTTTAAAGGTAATGAATGGGTTTTTGCGACAGTTAATAGAATTGTGCGTGATTGTACAAAAGCCAATCCTGAAGTTGTTCCATCAGATAAAACAGTTAAGATGTCAGGACGTTTAAAGCAAAGAATTAAAAATGTGCAAGATTTTTTGGCAAATCCAAATAATAATAAAGAATCATTTTCTGAAATACGTGAAAAGGCTATTTTGAATATGTTAGTTTTTGGAAGAGGTATTATTGAAAAGGTTATAGATCCAGAAAGTAGAATAGTTCAGGAGATTTATGCGCTTACACCAAAGAATTTAAAAATAAAAGCAGATATTCATGGAAATATTCCTTCTAAGGATGCTTATATAATAGATCCTCCTTTGAATAAAGCTGCGAAACCGAATCAAGACGATAAAAACATAGGCACAATAAAGTATGATATAGATGAATTGATATTTATGGTTCTAAATTGTAATACTGAATCTTTTTATGGTATTAAGATTTTAGATATTATAGCTAATTCTGTAGCTACAGATATATTAAGAGCAGCATTTAATGCGAATTTCTTTCTTAATGGTGCTGAAACTTCTGGAATACTTTCAGTTGAAGGAATGGAAAAGAATAGGTTAGATAAGTTTCGTTCAGATTGGAGAGCACAATTTCGTGGTTATAAGAATTCTCACAAATTAGCTATGGTTAATGTTCCCGTCAAATATATAAAGATGGCTATGACAAACCGTGATTTACAATTTAGTGAGTATGGTGTTGAATTGAGATCAAAAATCTTTTCTGCTTATGGTATGCAACCTTTTATTATGGGTATTGTTGATGGAACAAGTGGAAAACTTAATAGTAGTCAACAAGTAGAGTCTTATAAAGATGGCGCAATACGGCCTATTCTTAATAAAGAATCTTTTTATTATACACAAGAAATTGTGAATATGGGATTCAAATATAATGATGTAAAAATAGTATTTCCAACAATTGATCTTGCTGATATGCAAACACAGGCAGCTATAGATAGAGAAGATGTTACTGCTTGTGTGCTTACAGTTAATGAAGTGCGTGCTCGTCGTGGATTACCTCCAGTTAAGTGGGGTGAGACACCTTTGACAACTCCAGGTGGTGGACAAATAGATCCTAATACTGGTAGGGTTATACCTCCTTCTGAACAGACTGGTGCTGGTGAAAAACCAAAAGAAAAACCTACTCCTAAAAAGATGACAGAACAAAAGCGTGAAGTGTTGCAAGAACTAATAAAAAGTGCGATAGATGCAGGAAATACACAGCAAGTGTTAGACCTGATGGATGAATCACTTTAAGGAGAAATAAAGTGGCCAATGTCAAAACAAATCTCGAATTCGCTGAAAAGAATAGTGATTTTAAGAGATTAGGTATAAATCGTAGATTTAACCTTAACGCTAAAGATATTAGAATAAAAAAAGAAAAAAGTGAAGATTTTAGTTTTGAGATAGAAGGCTATGCTTCTACAACAGATAAAGATCGCGATGAAGATATCATAACACATGAAGCTTTATTGCGATGCAAGGACGATCTACTTAAGAAAGGTTCAAGCACAGTTTTGTATAATCACGACTATGAGATGCCTATAGGTCGTGTTCTTCGTACAAGAGTTGATAGTAAAGGTCTTATAGTTCGTGTTGGAATTTCTAATGCAAACGATGTCAAATCAATTCGTGTTAAAATAAGAGAAGGTGTATTAAGATCCTTTAGTATAGGTGGAAGATTTAAGCGCGTACAGGTAGAACGTGATGAAGAAGGTAAGATTATTAGCTTTAAAGTTTTAGAGATGGAGTTATTTGAGGTGTCAGTCGTCAGCGTACCAGCAAATCCTGAGGCAGACATTTTCGAGGTTGTCGAGAAAATGTACAACTCAAATAAGGAGAAAGCGATGTCGAAGACAGAGAAGGAAAAGGTTGAACCTGTTGTTACTGAAAAATCGATCGAAAAGAAAGAAGACGCTCCCGTTATTGCGCCTTCTATAACGAAGGAAGAAGT